ATCTCGAATATCCCAAGACCAGCTTGAACCAGCCTGAACTGGCGCCAACTGGCCATGACCAGCCGAGGCTTGAAACGATTAGCCCGGATGGGGCGGGATCGTTTGGGCCGCTCGTGGGGGACATATGTTTGGACGCGCTTGGGCTTGAGTTGATGCCTTGGCAGGTGCATTTTCTTGATCGGGCGATGGCGTTCAACGATGCGGGGGAGCTTGTGCATCGGTCGGCGTTGGGGTCGGTGGCCCGACAGAACGGCAAGTCGATCATTCTGAAATCAGTCATCCTCTTTTGGCTGCTGGAGATGCCGAAAATTAGGGGCGAGAAGCAAACGATCGTGTCGGTCGCCCACCGCCTTGACTTGGCCGTCATGGTGTTTGACGACCTGGCTGACATTCTTGAAAACAAATACGGCGCCTATGTGTCGCGGTCGTATGGTCGCAACAAGGTGACGATGCCGGACGGCACGACGTGGTGGATCAAAGCTGCGAAACATAACGCCGGCCACGGCATGAGCATCGACCTGCTCATCGTTGACGAACTCTTTGACGTAGACGCAGAAGTCGTTGAGGGGGGTCTGATGCCGGCGCAACGCGCCCGCAAAAACCCGTTCGCCCTGTTCATGTCAACCGCAGGTACCGAGGCATCAGTCCTGTTTCAGCGTTGGCGCGAACACGGCCTACGCGCAATCGACAGCGGGCAACCCACCGTCAACTACATGGCCGAATGGTCACCACCACCGCACGTCGATCCAATGTCGCCGGCGTCGTGGACATGGGGCAACCCCGCCATCGGCCACACCCTCACCCTTGACACGTTGCAGCAAGAAAGCGAAAACCCTGATCGCGCATCATTCCTACGCGCCAGCCTCAACCTGTGGGTGACGGTCGCCCGCGGTTGGATCGCACCCGGACGCTGGCCTGAACTTGAACACCGCGGCCCGATCCCAATGGGCGGCATTATCGCCATTGAAGCCAGCCTTGACGACTCCCGTTATGCCGCCGTGCGAGCCGTCAACTTGCCCGACGGTCGCACCGTCTGCACCATCGCATTTGTCGTTGACACGATCGGCGAGCTGTACGACAAACTTGCCGAGGTCGCCACCGACCCCACAGTACGGTTCGCCATGTCGCCCAGCATCGACGCCATCTGCCCGCCCAACCTGGAGCGCCGCCGCGTCATCGTCGGCTACGCCGAACTCGGCAAACTCACCCCCGTCGTGCGCGACCTCATCAACCAAGGCAGGCTGTTGCACACCGGAGAGACCATGCTCGCTGAACACGTCCAACGTGCGGTTGCGGTCAAAACACAGAACACGTTGGTGCTGTCGTCGCAACGCTCACCCGGCCCAATTGAGCTGGCGCGTTGCATGGTGTGGGCTGCGGGGATGGTCGCTCGACCAGCACAAAGCGGGCGCCCAATGATCGTCAGCGTGTAGTGTTGCGACGTACCCGCCCCGGCCTTTCGTCGGGATCGTGTCGGCGGGCGGGTACACATAAACGCTTGACGCTTGTGGCACACTTGACGCATGGCCCTGTTCGCTAAAAAGACTGCCGCAATCAGCACCACCCCCGTAGCTGAAGTGCAAGCCGCTGTCGGCTACACGTCAAACGCGCAAGGCCCAAACATGATCGGCCAGTATTACACCTACCAGGAAGGTGAAGCTCGTAACCGCGCAATTTCAGTACCAGCAATCAACCGTGCGCGCGACCTCATGGCATCCGTCATCAGCTGTATGCCGCTCAAGATGTACAACGAAGTTTGGAACGAACTTGAGGAAGAAATGACCAAGGTGTATTTAGCGCCGCGGTCATGGCTACGTCGACCCGATCCGAGCGTGTTCTACGGGCACATCATGGCGTGGACATTTGACGACCTGTTCTTCTACGGTCGCGCGTTTTGGTACATCACGTCACGCACCGCCGACGGCTACCCCGCATCATTCACCCGTCTGCCGACCGGGTCAATCACGACACCTGACCAAGTTGGCCCGGTGTGGTTTGCACCATCCAAACAGGTGTACTTCAACGGCGGCGAACTCGACCCAGCCAACCTCGTGCAATTCCTCAGCCCAACCCAAGGCCTCATTTACTCGGCGCCAGGCGCGATTGAGACCGCCCTCAAGATTGAGGCGGCTCGCAACCGCAACGCCAGCAGTTCAATCCCAGCAGGCATCCTCAAGCAGACCGACGGCGAACCATTGTCAGCCCAAGAACTAACCGACATTGCCGCCCAATTCAACGCAGCTCGAGCCACCAACCAAACCGCCGCGCTCAACCAATACCTGAACTATGAGCCGACCACAATGACGCCCGACAAAATGCTGTTGATCGAAAGCGCCAACTACTCGGCGCTTGAAGCCGCCCGCCTCGGCAACGTCCCGCCATACCTCGTCGGCGTATCTACCGGGTCGTACTCGTATCAGTCAGCACAACAGGCCCGCGCCGACCTCTACATTTTCGGTGTCAAGCTGTACGCCGAAGCGATCGCCGCAACCCTGTCAATGGACAACGTGCTACCACGCGGCACATATGTCGAATTCGACGCCGACGAATACCTTGAAGAAGAGTACGCAGCCGACAAAATGGATGAACCATCCGAAGTCAACATTCAAGAAAACACGCAAGAGAGGATCGCAAACCGATGATCAAATTCCATGCCACCGACATCAGCATCATCGCTGGTAAAGGTGCAGGCCGACGCGAAATCAGCGGCGTCGCCGTACCGTACAACGTCAAAGCAACCGTTGCATCCGGGCAAGACGTCATCATCAAGCCAGGCGCATTACCCGTTGAAGGCAAGGCACCGCGCCTGTTCATGTATCACGACAGCACAATGCCCGTCGGTGTCGTCACCGAGCGCGTCGACAGTCCCGAAGGGATGCTGTTCACCGCCAAAATCTCGGCATCTAGCCAAGGCCAGGACGCCATGATCATGCTGTCCGAAGGCGTCATTGACCAGGTATCCATCGGCGTCACCCCCACCGACTTCAGCTACGACGACGACGGCACCATGATCGTCAAGGCCGCTGACTGGGTAGAGCTGTCGCTCGTACCCGTCGGAGCGTTCGGCGACGCAGCCGCCATCACCGAAGTAGCCGCAAGTATCCACCAACCCGAAGAAGAAATCGGCAATACTGAACAAGAGACCCCACAAGAGGAGACACCAGCAATGGAAAATGCACCAGTCGTCGAGGCCGCAGCAGTCGAGGCCGCGATCCCAACCGCACCAATCCCGGCACAGCCAAAGCGCAAGTACGACCTGCCAACCGCAGGCGAATACCTCGCCGCAATGCACATTGGTGGCGAAACGTTCCGCAACGTCGCAGCAGCCGCCCGCGACTTTGCACTTTCGCGCCAGTCTGCACTTCAGGCAGCCGCAGGTGACACTCTCACCACCGACACGCCTGGTTTGCTCCCAGTCCCAGTTCTCGGCCCGGTGTTTCAGGATCTGAACTACATCCGCCCAGTCGTCGCAGCAGTCGGCGCTCGCGCCATGCCCGATGGTGGCAATCAAAAGACGTTCATCCGCCCGACGTGGACAACGCACCCGTCGGTCGCATCACAGTCGCCTGAACTCAACCCAGTTTCGGCCACCACCCCCGTGATTGCATCGAACGTCATCAGCAAAACCACCCTCAGCGGTGCCGTCACGTTGTCCGTACAGGACATTGACTTCACGTCGCCCGCAGCAATGGAAATCATTCTGCGCGACCTCGCAGGTCAGTACCTGCTCGCGTCCGACAACGTCGCAGCAGACGCGATCACCGCGGGCGCATCAGCATCGGGGTCGACCTGGACGTACAACACCACCGACCCGTCAACGCTCAGCGCCGCAATCTACGACGCAGCCGTCGACATTCTGTCGGCCAGCAACTTCCTGCCTGACCACGTTTTCGTTTCGCCAAACGTGTACAAGTTGCTCGGACAGCAGCTCGACGCAGACAAGCGCCCAGTATTCCCATACGCAGGCGCCGCAGGCCTCATGGGCGTCAACGCAATGGGCACCGCAAACGTCACGCAAATGAACACGTTCAACCCGTTCGGCCTCAACCTCGTCGTGGATCGCAACTTTGCAACCAACACCATGGTCGTCGCCAAGGGCTCCGCAATCGAGTTCTACGAGCAGGTACGCGGCCTCATGTCGGTCGAGGTGCCAAGCACCCTCGGACGCACGTTCTCGTACTACGGGTACGTCGCAACGTTCATCGCCGACAGCGACCTCGTCAAGTCCATCACCGTCAGCCCGTGATCTGAAAGGTAGGCCCACAAAATGGCCACCTACACGGTCACACACAAGTACCTACTGGACGATTACGCCGTCCTACAGCTCCTCACACCCTCAGAGGTAGTTGTAGGCGGCGCGATCACCGTCACAGGCGTTGACGCAACGTTCAACGGCTCCTACACCGTTTACGCGCTCCCGCAATACCTGTACCTCGGCATCGACACCGAGGGCGACCTGATGTACGACTACCAGGTACCGATCCAAAACCAAGTGCTGTACGCCAAGACCGCCAGCAATGTTGATCGCGTCGCATCCACCGGGTCGCTCGCATACACACCCGTCTGTACGTGGATTACCGCAACCAACATTGAGGACTGGCTAGGTATTGGCACCGCAACCGCAGGCGACGCAGCGTTTTTGACGCAATGCGCCGCAGCCGCCAATCAGTTCTGCTATCGACGCCGACAGGAAGCCGGATACATTGACAGCGTCAGCACCAGCCCATCAAGCGACGTCACCCTAGGCACGATCATGTACGGGGGCGCCCTGTACCGTCAGCGCGGCTCAATGGATCAATTCGCGTCATTTGACGGCATGGCAACCGCCCCAGTCGTCGGCCTGTCCGGCATGGTAAAGCAGCTGTTGGGGATTGACCGCCCACAGGTGGCGTAATGCCCGTACCCGCATACACCGACCTGTTCAACGAGGCAATCGACGACCTGACCGCCACGTTGCAAACCATTACCGGGCTACAAGTTGTCAACGATCCGCGCAACATCGTCCCGCCGTGTGCCTTTATTGACGCACCATCGTGGGAGAGCTGGAACTACAACATCGTCAAGCTCACCTTTCCGGTCAAGGTGTTGACGCTCGGCCCCGCCAACCTTGACGCGCAGCGATCGCTACTGAACATCTGCGCCATGCTGTTAGCAAAAAACGTGGCCGTCACCGGGGGCCGACCAACCGTTATTGACATTGGCGGGTCAATCTTGCCTGCCTACGATCTCACCGTCACGATGCAAGCCCAAACCAGCTAGGAGACCCCATGTACATCATCGTCAGCCCCCGCCTCGGAACACCAGGTGACAAGTTTGAGCCAACCGACGGCATCAACGTACAAGCGCTGATTGACGGCGGTCTCATATCCACCGACAAACCAAAAAAGTCGTCTAAAGTCAAAGAAGAACCAGTCGAGGAGAACTAAGCCATGCCAACTAGCGTCTACCTGTCCAACCCAAGCGTCACGATCAACAGCGTCGATCTCAGCGACCAATGCACCGCCGCAACCATCACCTACACCGTTGAAGCATTGGAAAACACCGCATTCGGCTCCACGGCCCGCACCTACACGGGTGGCCTCGCCAACAACAGCGTCACCGTCACTCTCTACCAAAGCTACGCCGCCACGGAAACCGAAGCCAGCGTGTACAACCTCGTCGGAACGACCACCAACCTCGTACTGAAGCCAGGATCGGGCGCAGTCTCGTCGACCAACCCGTCGTACACGCTGACCGGGGCATACTTGGAAAGCCACACCCCAATCAACGCATCGCTCGGCGAACTCTCAACGATCGACCTGACGTTCACGGGTGGAACTCTCGCCAAGGTTGCGACCCCGTAATGATCCAGCCAGCCCAATCGGGCTGCGCTGAAAACAAAAACCGCAAGCCCGCATTAGCGGAGCCTTGCCCGACGAAAGGTAACTAATGCGCGTCAAACTCAAAGTCGACCTCAAAGACGGGCGCGAACCCCGCACAATGGTCACAAACATGCTCGCCATCGTTGAATGGGAAAAGACCGAGAACCGCCGATCCGCGGACGGCAAAGGCATCGGCTTTGTTGACATGTGCTGCTGGGCATACATTTTGTGCAAGCTCGCTGGCGACAAAGTGCCTGCAACGTGGCGTGAATGGGTCGCTGAACACCCGGACATGGAAATCACGCCGATTGAGGAAACCACCGACGAAACCCCTACCATCGCGGCACCTGGCGACGCTCCCTCGCTGAGGTCTTAGTTATGACGGGCTACTGGCCGCCGCAAGTGGAGTTTGACACCCGCGATCTCACGACCGTGTTCTATGTGCTTGAACAGCAACAGCAACAAGCAAAGCGTGGCCGCTGATGGCAACCGTTGAAGTGATCGGCGTCAAGCAAATGTTGCGTGACCTCAAACAGATTGACCCTGAGGCCCGCAAACAGTTTGCGAAAGATGCCAAGCAGATTGCCAGCCCGATCGTCGTGGCGGCGCAAGGTAGTTACCCGGCACAGGCATTGTCGGGCATGAAATACCGTTGGACACAAAACGGTCGCCAACTGTTGCCATGGGATGCCCGCAAAGCTCGACGCGGCATCACCGTCAAAGTGGATGCGGGACGCAAAAAAGACGGCGTCGTAACGATTATTCAGAAAGACCCGGCAGCCGCCATTTATGACATTGCGGGCCGTGGCACGTCTAATCGTTTTGGTGACGCGCTGACCGCATTTGCCGGCAATCCATCGCGCGTTATGTGGCCAGCCGCCGAAGCACATATCACCGACGTGCAGGATGAAATGACTAAAGCGCTTGAACAGGTTGCCAACGAGATAAATCGTAGAATTGCAACCATATGAGCATTCGCATACCCATCATCAGCGAGTTTGACGATAAGGGTATTCAACGCGCACAAAAAGAATTCAACAGCCTTGAAACGACCTCAGAAAAGGTCGGCTATGGCATGGAAAAAGCGTTCCTGCCTGCCGTGGCTGTGGTCGGCGCATTGGCTACCGGGCTTGGCACCGCCGCTATGGCAGCCGCCGAAGATGAAGCAGCTCAAGAAGCATTAGCCAATCAGTTACGGAATTCGACAGGCGCATCACAAGAACAGATCGCTGCCGTCGAGGAAGCCATCAGCGTCATGTCACGTCAGGCCGCTGTCGCCGACGACGAACTACGCCCGGCATTTGAAGCACTTGTGCGAGGCACAAAAGATATCAACGAAGCCCAAGATCTCATGGGTTTGGTACTTGATATCAGCCGAGCAAAACAACTCGACACCACCACGGTCGCCGATGCGCTCGCCAAAGCTTATGAAGGCAACTTCAAAGCAATCAAACAGCTGACACCTGAAATGTCGGCGCTGATCAGCGAAGGCGCAGATCTTGAAACGATCATCAACGTATTAGGCGGCACATTCGGCGGCGCAAACGACGCATTCACCCAAACCGCACAAGGCGGCATGGAAAAAATGAAGATTGCGTTTGCCGAAATGCAAGAAAGTATCGGTGCCGCAGTACTGCCATTACTTGAAGAAATTGTGCCAATGGTGACTGCTTTGGCTGATGCTGTCGAGCGAAACAGCGACAAAGTGATTATCGCAGCGGGCGTACTCGGCACACTTGCCGCAGCCGTCATCGCATACAAAACAGCCGTACAAATCGCTACCACGATCCAAACGATTTTCAACATCACCCTTGCTGCCAACCCGATCGGCTTGGTAGTGGCCGCGCTCGTCGTATTAGGCACCGGGCTAGTCATCGCATACAAGAAATTTGAAACATTTAGAGCTGTCGTCGACGTCGTATTTGGGGCCGTCAAAAAAGGCGTACAAATCATGGTCGATTACGTCGTCAACTACGTCAGCGCCTTAGTCACGGTATTCAAAACCGTGTTCAACACGATTGCCGATTTGTGGAACGCAACCCTTGGCGGTCTGTCATTCGAGATCCCGGACTGGGTGCCAGGCATCGGCGGTAAAGGTTTTACCATCCCCGAGATGGGCAGGATTGGTGGCGGCGGCTCTACAGGCTCTATGGCGCCCGTAGGCGGCGACAAAAACCTTGGGGTGCCCATTCCCTCATCTGCGGGCGGATCGGTCGTCGTAGCGGCTCCTAGCGTGCCTACAGGGGGCGGTGGCGGTGGTGGCGCATCCGTCCGGCAAGTCATGGAAGCCCCAAATATGTTGGGGGCAGGCATCGCCAGCAACCCGTTCACGTCAAGCGCCCGCAACGCCATGCTGGAAAACGTCACCGTCAACGTCAACGGCGGTCTAGCAACCAGCGCCGAGATCGGACAAGCTGTCGTTGACAGCATCCGCGCCTACAACCGATCAGCCGGGCCAGCTCGCATTGAGGTCAGCGGGTACGTCTGATGCCCGGCACAGCAATCGTTCAATCAGGCAACTACCTGCTCGAAATTGACGCAGGGTTTTCCATTGACGCATTTACATTGGACGACAGCACCAAAGGCGTCTTGGACAACACGACATACGTGCTGGACGGCACGACCCAGTTTGCTGACGTCACCGACGGCACCCTAAACGTTGCCGTGCGTCGAGGCCGCAAAGATCAGGGCGACCAGTTCAGCGCAGGCACCATGACGTTCACGCTCAACGACACGTTGGCAAACGGCATTTTCAACCCGTTTGACACATCAAGCCCGTACTACGACGCCAACGCCAACGTGCCCGGTTTGGCACCTATGCGCCGTGTACGCCTCGGCCGATACAACGCCAGCAACACGCTCGAATACTTGTTCAAAGGCTATGTGGTCAATTACGACTACAACTTTGCGCTAGGCGGCTTGAACACGGTCAGCGTCTATTGCGCCGACGACTTCTATTTGCTGGCACAGACCTACATGAACAGCTACAACGTGTCAACTGAAACGTCAGGCGAACGTATTGAAAGCGTTTTAGACCTGCCTGAAGTCGATTATCCGACCGGGCCGACGGCCCGCAACATTTCCACAGGCACCGTCAATCTTGGGCACGACACCGCGTACACCGTCCCGGCAGGCACAAACGTGCTGGCCTATCTGAACCAAATCAACGGCACCGCCGAATTCGGGCGTCTATTTGTGTCGCGTGACGGGGTACTGACCTTTCAAAATCGCATTGGTGCCACGCTCAGCGGATCGGTCGCCGATTTCAAAGACAACGGCACAGGCGTCAAATACGACAACGTCGGCATTACCTTTGAAGCTGACAGCGTCGTAAACCGTGCCTATGTGCAAAACCTCGGCGGGTCAAACGCGACCGCCAGCGACACCACGTCAATCGCCACTTATTTCATCCAAACTGAAAGCATCACCAACAGCCTGCTAGAGACCAGCGGATCACAGTTGTCCGCCGCAGCCACCTACCTGCTCAACGGCGAACCCGAAGCCAGGTACACCGACGTGGCCACCAAATTCGCCATGCTGACCACCGTCCAACGCGACACCGTCGCCACGATTGACATTGGCGACACGATCACCATTGAAAAAACATTTCAGACAGGCACAGGCACGACCAGCCTCGGCCAAGAGCTGTCGGTCGAAGGCATTGAGCACCTGATCGACTTCAGCACCGGGCATCGCGTCAACCTGTACACCGCAGCCACCACAATCGTCTACAGCCTTATTTTGGACGACCCAACGTATGGCGTACTCGACGCCGAGAATGTTTTAGGATAAGGAGCACCTATGGCCATTCAAGATTTCACCGCCGGGCAAGTATTGACCGCCGCACAAATGGATACGTTGCAAGCCAACGACTACAACTGGACGGTCTCAAACAAAACCGCGTCATACACGCTTGTGGCCGCCGACAAAGGCACCCGCATTGTCATGAACAGCGCATCAGCCACAACTGTCACCGTCAACACATCGCTGTTTAGCGCTGGCGACACGTTGCAGATTATCAACATTGGAGCAGGCACCTGCACCGTGACCGCAGGCACCGCAACCGTCACCACATCTGGGTCACTTGCTTTGGCGCAATGGGGAGGCGGCACTTTGTATTTCACGTCGGCGTCAGCCTCCATATTTTTTCCCGCAGGGGCTGTAACGACGCTTGCTGTTGATTATCTGCTTGTAGGCGGCGGTGCTGGCGGCGGCGGAGGCAATGGCACTATTAGCGCTGGTGGTGGTGGCGGCGGCGGTTTCGTCACCGGATCGTCAATCATCGGCAAAACTACTTACAACATCAAAGTGGGCGCAGGCGGCGCAGGCGGTCTTGCATCTAATTACACGGACGGTCGAAACGGAACTGCATCATCGTTTGTAAATTCTGCAAATGGAGGCGGCGGCGGTGCAAATGGTGGTTTCGGCAGCAACGTTGCAGGGCAAATAGGCGGTTCAGGCGGTGGAGCTTCACGCGGCGGTACAGGTGGCGCAGGCGTATCGGGCGAAGGCAACAACGGTGGCAACTCGTCAAGTTTGTCGAATGGTGGGGGCGGTGGAGGTGCTGGCGGTACTGGCGGCAACGGCTCGAGCACGACAGGCGGCGCAGGTGGCGCGGCATCAACCAACAACTACACGGGCTCGACCATTTCCTATTCAGGCGGCGGCGGTGGAGCGGCAAGCGGTACAGGCGGAACAGGCGGAACAAACGCAGGTAATGGTGCCATCAGTTCCAATACGGGCGGAAACGCAACCGCAAACCGTGGCGGTGGAGGCGGTGGCGGGGGCCCCGACGGAGGAAATGGCGGCAACGGCGGATCAGGCCAAGTTGTCGTGCGATGGCTTACCGCAAACGCGGCAGGTCTTTCAATCAGCGTTACAGGAACGACAACAAACGGCACAGACGGCTCGTACACGTGGTACTCGTGGACGACTACAGGGACATTGGTGATCGCATAATGGCACACTTTGCAAAAATTGAAAACAACGTCGTACGAGAAGTCATTGTCATCGGTAACGATGATTGTGGCGGTGAAGAATTTCCTGAAAGCGAACCGATCGGCCAGCAATTCATTGCAGGTCTTGCCATTGACGGCGAATGGTTACAAACCTCATACCACAACAATTTTCGTGGCACATATGCAGGAATAGGTTTTACTTACGACCCGGCAACAGACACATTCCAAGCCCCGACACAGACCGCAGAAAACCAATGAGCCGATGGCTACTGAGATTGTGGTGGTGCTTATCGGTGGCGGTTTCTCTGTACTCGTTGCGATCATTCATCGGGGCCAAAAAGAAAACCGTGAAGATCACGGACGGGTACATGAAGCGTTGGGCCGAATAGAACAAAAAATCGACCACCACACGGAGAACCACCCATGAGCAAAGAAACCAAAGCAATGCTTGCTAGTTACGCTCGATCCGTCATTGCTGCCGTTGCAGCTGTCGTAGCGACAGGCAACACCGACCCGCAAGACCTCGCCAAAGCCGCAGCAGCCGCCCTGCTACCCGTCATCATGCGATGGGCCAACCCCAAAGACGTCGCGTACGGTCGTGGCAATAGCCAAAGCTAAACCCGGCGTACCAGGCGCCACCGACTACATCGGCAACGCCGACGGCCCCGCCAAAGGCCCACGCGCAGGCATGGACGAATGGATCCGCCAGGCCGTCAAATACGCCAACGGCTCGCTATGGAACAACGGCTCGTACGGTCAACGTGACATGAAAGGCAAACCCGGCACCTTGTCAGTACATGCCACAGGCCGCGCCGTCGACCTGTCCTACCGTGACATGCCCGACGATCGTGGCAAACCAAACGGCCGGCAGCTCTCAAAAGTATTTATCGAGGCTTGCGTAGCCAACGCAAACGAACTCGGTCTACAAATGGTCATCGACTACTGGCCGCAACCGTTCGGTCGAGCATGGCGATGCGACCGCATGGCCTGGCAGGTCTACCAAAAACAAACCGTGTCAGGCGCACCCGGTGGCGACTGGTGGCACGTTGAGATCACACCCAAAATGGCAGACAACCCAAACCTTGTCAAAGCCGCATTTCTCAAGGTGTTTGAGGGTATTCCCGCATAGGCCCGTCAGATCCCCTAGGGTGGGATCACCGACGAAAGGAACCTAGCCATGACATTGAACCCATTAGCCGCATTAGCCACCCTGGTTACAGCAGTCCTAGGGCTAACAACGCTCCTAGAGGCTCCTAGACCCCTTTCAGGGCAACCTAGCGCCACAACCACACCCGCATCATGGGACGTCTACCCAACTACCACGGTTGGGCAAACCACCGTCACGGAGACCAGCTTGCCGACAACGATCGCCACCTGCGACGACGCCGTCAACCTTGCCCGCCAGGTCGGCTGGCCCGAAGATCAGCTCGACACGCTGGCCGTCGTCATGTTGCGCGAAAGCCGATGCACCCCGACCGCCCACAACATCAACGACCCGATGGGCGGCTCATACGGGTTGACACAAATCAACGGTTTTTGGTGCCTACCCAACAGCAATTGGCCCCAGGGCTGGCTACAGGTGCAAGGCGTCGGCGTGACCGACTGCTCGGAGCTGTTTATTCCTGAGGCAAACCTGCGGGCCGCACTTGCTATTTACAACAATTCCGGGTGGGGCCCGTGGGCTGCCACAGCACCGTGACACACCTGTGATAGAACATCCCTACATAGATCCCGACGACACACTCAGCAAGGAGACCCGACAAATGATGGCCGACAACTTTCAGCCGACCTCAGCATCAGCAAAACAACTTGAAGCGCTCAACCAACTGGTCGACGCAATCTTCAATCCGTACAGCGACGTCATTCGACGCCTACGCACCATCCGCAACGCCATGAGCTTATGCGACCCGGAACCGCTGTACGACATCGAAACCATCGACAAAGCGATCGCAGCGTTGGAGAAAGCACGATGAACTGCACCATCTGCAAAAGCGCAATTGCATGGCCCGACATTCAAGGCAAAACACATTTCGTCTGTGACGGTCGAGTACCAGCAGGCAAACCCACCACCCCGTTCGGTCAGGCGATGCAGATTAGCCAGGCGGTCGCCGACGCCAAATGGACACCCGCACAACAACGCCAAGTCGACGCCGCAATCGATGCCTGTGCGCGCGAAATCGGATATTTCACCGCTGACGACGTGTGGGCCAAACTCGGCCAACACTTCCCAGTCACCAAAGGGCTTGCTGGTCGGCTCAATGCAGCTGTGCGACGCCGCACCATCGTGAACACCGGCGCCGTACGCCACGCCAATCGTGGCGGCCAGCATGATCACGCTCAACGCCTCACCGTATGGGCAGCCGCATAATGGCATTCGACCTGAGCAACTACGAAACCGTCGAAGATCGCCTATCCCGATTTTGGGTTGACCATCCGACCGGACGCATCGAAACCGCAATGATGGCCTACGACGGCGACAGCTGCATCTTCCGCGCCGAGGTCTACTTTGACGCCAGCCAGGCGACACCCACCGCGACTGGCTACGCCGAAGAAATCAAAGGCTCAAGCCCAGTCAACCGAACATCATTCGTCGAGAACTGTGAAACGTCTGCGATCGGTCGTGCGCTCGCTAACTGCGACTACGCGACGCACGGCAAAAGGCCATCCCGTCAGGAGATGGC